AATCATTTTTAATGTATTTTTCTTTCAATGTTGTAATACTCATATTATTATCATTTTTTACAGATGTTTTAAACTTTTCAATTGCTATCTTAGAATTAAATCCTGATTTATCACCTTCAATAAATACATTTATAGTCATTATTATTATAAATAATAAGATTCAAATCTTTAAGCGCCTTAAAAATAATTAACTTAATTAAAGAATCATTGATTATTATTTTTAATGGTAAAAGATACAACATTATATAAAAGGCTTGAAGTAGAATCAGATGCTAACGATTCACAAATAAAGAAAGCTTATAATAAATTGTCTAAAGTATGGCATCCAGATAAACATATGGATGATAAAAAAGAAGAAGCCGAACAAAAATTCAAAGAAATTACTGAAGCTAAAGATATTTTATTAGATTCTGAAAAACGAAAAACATATGATATGATTGGGATGGATATTTTGAAACAACCTGATATGAGTAATATGCCACAAAATCCATTTGGAGATATGTTTGGCGGTGGTGGTTTTCCTGGATTTCCAGGTGGATTTCCAGGTGGATTTCCTGGTATGCCTGGAAATGCTAGAATGGCTCCAGAAAATATTATGGAAACAATTAATGTTACACTTGAACAATTATATAATGAAGAAGCATTTAATTTAACATATAAACAAAAACAAATGTGTGTTAAATGCGATGGGGAAGGATCTAAAGATGGTAAAACAACTGTATGTACTGGATGTAATGGAAAAGGTATGCGGGTACAAGTTATACGAATGGGTCCAATGATTCAACAATCAATGGGATTATGTTCACAATGTGATGGTAAAGGGAAAGTAATTGAAGATAATAATAAATGTGAGCTATGTGGTGGTAAATGTTATCATATTAAGGATAAAACAATTCAAGTACCATTAAAATGTGGTCTAATGAATGGGAACAAGATTAATATGAGTGGTAAAGGTCACCAACTTAAGACTAATCGTACTGATTTAATTATTGAAATTAGAGAAGTTCCTCATAAACTATTTAAACGTTATCAAGATGATTTATTTATTGATATTGATATTAAATTATATCAAGCATTATTTGGTTTTGATAAAATTATATATCATTTGGATGGACGTAAGTTACATATTAGTTGTTCATCAAAAACAGATTATAATACGATACGTAAAATTACAGGCGAAGGGATGAAACCGATTAATGGCAATGATAAAGGTGATTTGTATGTACGATTTCAAATGGTTTTACCAAATTTTAATAATTTACCTGCAGATACACGTAATAATATTAAAAATGTTTTACAAGCATTTGATAAGAATGAAGTAAATAATGAGATGCAAGTTAAAACAACACAAAATTTATCAAAAACAATTATGACAGATTGCAAACAAGATCAAGCTGAACAATTATTGAATATTATGAATAAAGTATCACAAATGAATAATAATTCTGATAGTGATAATGAAACGGGTCAAGGACAACCAGGATGTGTTCAACAATAATAAAACTACTTGTAGTTTTATTATGGTTATTCACAGCTCTACGATGTGTTCAACAATAATAAAACTACTTGTAGTTTTATTATGGTTATTCACAGCTCTACGATGTAATAAATAATAAAAAAAATATAATTTCTAATTAAAAAATATATTTTTCTAAATATCATATTTTGCAGTACCAATCATTTCTCTACATAAAGGGCATTTATTATGTAATTCATCTACACCTTGCATGAAACAGTCTTTATGAAAAATATGTTTACAATTTAATTCAGTAACATATTGATCTTTATTCATTGTATCCATACAAAGTGTACATTTATCTTCCAAGTCATTTTCTAAAGAATATTCTTTAAGTTGTATGATATCTTTTTCTTGTGTCATTACTTTCACATCGGTTTGTGGATTTATAGGCCCGTTAAGTCCATTAATAAGAATATTGAGAATATCAATCATTAGTCTGTAAACATTATTATATTCAATAATTGGTATATTTGGTATATTATTATTATCATTTAATGGTTGTAATATTTCAGCTTCGTTATTTATAATATTATCATTTAATGGTTGTAATATTTCAGCTTCGTCATGTATATTATTATGTTCAAATGGATTGTGCATATGTTGAAAAATGGGTTGTACAAATGGGTTTCCCATAACAGCATGTATAATATTACTAACAAGTTGTCTATTATTTATAATTTGTATTGACGAAATTGTTTCATATGATATGTCAATGTTATTTGATTGATAAAAATCAAATAACATTAAATCTATATCATTTTCATTAATATGACGATCTAATAAATAGTATTTTAGTTCTTTAATAATTTCATCTTCTTCCAAGAGTTCATCTAAAAGACTAAATCTATATGCGAATAAATCAGAATATATATTTGTATTGTCAGTCATTACTATATTATACGATTTATATTTAAATATTTTTTTTTCAACTTTATTTATTTTTTTACTAATACAATCCAGTCTTACAATTTTTATTATTAGAGAAAAATTGAATAATATATATTAAAGATATAACATTATAATATTAATAATGGACATTACAAATATAAATAAAAAATTACAAATAAAAAATTATAAAGAAATCATAAGTACTTTAAAAAAACAAAATGATGATTATTTGTGGGTTGAAGATCATATTACTAGTTTAGAAAATAATAATATAGAATCTAGTGATACAGTTACTGTAGAAGAAGTACCACAAGTAGATGTGAATGAAGACCATTATAAAAAACCATGGACTAAATTTAATATTATTCATAAAATTTTAAAGATGAAAGAATATATTAGTAGTTTAAAAAATACTTCAAATAAAAATAAAGAAGAATTGAAAGAACAGCTATGTCAATTAATTAAAGATAAAACTCTAACTAAGAAGGAAAAAATTAATTATGATATGGTTAATTGTAAAATTATTTCACTATTAGATCTTCAATATAAAGATAATAAATATGTTTATTTAGTATAAAAATAAATATATAAGTATGTGTATATAATGTATGAATTTAAAACAGTAAGATTAAGAGATAAAAAACCATATTTATATATAACTATGCATACGGTTGTTGTTATTTTTCTACTTATATTTTATTTGATTCGTAGTCAAATAGAATAATATGAGTTCCAGTATAAGAACGATACTATGTAATTTATATTCTAATATCCAATAAATAAAAATTGTGGGATCTCTTTTTCAGAATACTTTGTATTGTGAAAAATGAGGCCCAATTATAGTTATTTATTAGGAAATGTAGTTTCTCTAATAAATAAAAATTGATATTATTCTAATTTAAATACTTATTTAAATTAGAATAATAATGAAAGCAAATAAACCTAACTTTGGAAAGTTAAACAAAATGTTAAGTAAAACAAAAAAAATTATTGAACTGAAGATAGAAGATAATAATATGTTATCTTTATCTCAGGTTCATAATATTAAACAGACTGTCTATAATGAGTTAATTGAAGAGTATCCAGAAATTACATGTAATATCATAGATGAATTATGTGATCGTATATTAATGAAAACATATGTTTTTAATAAAAAAGTAGACTTTGAAAATGGTAAAAATGCATTTCGTGGTTTAGAAACACATTATCCAGTCATTGAAGTTCCTCCTGAATATATTAAATTAGAAGAACAATTTAATAAACTTAAAGCACTCCCACAACCAGCTCAACGTTCAAAAGAATGGCATGAATACAGATACAAACGTATTACTGCATCTGATACTGCAGCCGCGGTAGATATGAATCCATATGAACCAGTTGAAGGATTTGTTCTAAAAAAATGTGATCCAAACTTTCCTTTTCGTGATAATGATACAGTTCATCACGGTGTAATGTGTGAACCTATTGCAACTCAGGTTTATGAACATATTTATAATAGTAGAGTTGAAGATTTTGGCGCACTACCTTCTGAAGAATATGATTTTTTAGGGGCGTCTCCTGATGGTATTTGTTCTAAATATACTCTTGATAATAAATTTTCAACAAGGCTTGGTACAATGTTAGAAATTAAGTGTCCTGTTACACGTGATATTCATAATAGTGGTATTATAGCGGGAGAAATTTGTCCTTTCTATTATTATTGTCAAGTTCAACAACAATTAGCATGTTGTGAATTACAAGTTTGTGATTTTTGGCAATGTAAAATATTAGTATATAGTCGTAATGAATATCTACAAGACCAATGTGATGGAATTAATACTGAAGGTATAATTGACCCTGCATTTCCAACAATTTCTACTCCTATTAAAATTGAGATTAACAAACAACTTAAGAAAGGTATTATATTGCAATTTCTTCCAAAGCAATTTATACCAGGATTTGAAGGAGATAAGATTGAATGGAAAAGTAAATATATTTATCCACCACGGTTGGATATAAATGAATGTCAATATGATGAGTGGGTGTTAAATGTTATGAATAACTATAAAACTTTGTATCCAGAAATTGCAGAGAAATACTATTTTAATAATATTATTTATTGGAAACTTCAAAATTCACATAATGTGGCTATAAAATATGATGAAACTTTTATGATGAATTTGATTCCAATTTTAAAGGATACATGGTCTAAAGTATGTTATTATAGAAAGAATTTAGATAAACTTGACTCATTAAAGACTATTGTTGAAGAAAGGAAGAAATATATTAAAATGAATACAATGTATAAGATTAGTAATAATGATATTATTAGTAATAAGATATTATTTTTAGGATCATCACCAAAAACTAACATTAATGAAGAAATCACTAAACCAAAAACAAAAGTAATTGATAGTAATAAACCTAAACCAAAAATTACATCAGTTCCAAGTAAAGATTATGAATCTGATTTAGAAGATTTTGATTCTGGACCAACAAGTTTTATTGATACTAATGATGAAATACCTAAAAACCCTACAAAGAAAATTAAACATACTGAATTTACTATATCTAAAATAGAAAAACCCCTAAAGAAAGGAAAAACACAAAATAAAGAAGTTATTAGTAATGATAATTGTAATTTTATAGATTAAACTTCTAATACTTTTTCTGCATGAAAATGACATGGCATTTTTCTGTTACATATTTGTCCTTTTTTTATTCCTGTTTTAATGATATGAATACAATTTATTCCTTCAATTTCATTTTTATGATATTTACAATTTTTACGACCACATTCCATACCTTTACGCGAACCACTTTTCATAATGGTTTTACATACATTGTATTTTACCACTTTTATATCCAATACAATCTATATGATAATAATGAGAACATACAAATTTAAGATGAACTTCATTATTTTCTATAGGTATATGACATACTAGACATTTCTCGTTACTAC